AAACTTCCTGACAAACAATTTGATTTAATATTAACACCAACGGCTGGATATAGTGGTGAGGTATTTGCAGACAGATTGAATTTCAATGGGAAGATTGTTTTTTATGATTACTGTGGTGAAAATGTAGAAATTAAAAAAAATATAGTTGATATGAATATGTCTAGAGATGATATATTGTTATATGCTAAGACTTCAAATCATATCATTGCAATGAACAGTATTACACCAAACAAAGAACAAAGAGATGCGCTTGATGAACGAACCAAAAGCTTTGGAACATTTGAAGAGCTAAGATTTTTACAAGAAAAAATGTATGACACTTGCGATATAGAATATAAAGTGTGGGATATTATTTGTGGGATTAATATAGAACCAGATTGGTTTATTAATAATATTAAAAATAAAAAAGTATTCATGGATATAAGTAATATATATGGATATCACACATCTCATGTGTGTTATGACTTTCCTTATTTACTGAAGAGTTTCGATAAATTAGTTGATACTCTAGAAAAATATAGTGAATACTATTACCTAAGAGGAACAAGACCAACAAAGGACAAGTATGTTAATGCATAAATTTTATATAACAGGAACAAGAAGAGGTCTTGGTGAGGTTTTGAAAGAATATTACTCCCAAAGGATTGTAAATACTCTTGAGGAATGTGACGTATTCATAAATTGTAAACATGATGGTTTTTCTCAAGTAGAACTATTATATGAGGCAGCAAAATTAAATAAAAAAATTATCAACATAGGTTCAAATTCACCAGATGGAATCAAGACAAAACCTCACATATATGCTGTTGAAAAATCAGCATTAGACAAAGCAAATGAGCAATTATTTTATCAAGGTGTGGATACTTGTATTGTGAGGTTTGGATATATTGATACCCCAAGAGTAGAGAGTGTTGATGATAAAAAAATGTCTGTTGATTATGCATGTAGTGTTATCTTTTGGATTTTAGAACAGCCTCATAGAGTAAAGGAGATTACAATATGCCCATAGACTTAGACAAAATCAAAGATGAGTTAAAATTATTACCAGAGTTTAAACCTCCGTTTTTTGATCAGATTTGTTTACAGGGTGTAGATGATAACCCTGACCCTTTTTTTGGTTGTGATACAATTAGCAATATAAAACCCTACAAAGAAACAGATTTTACTGAACCAAATTTTAATTTGCCTTATATAAATTCTATAATAGAAGAATTAGATATGTATAGAACTAGAGTGCTGGTTTTAAAACCAAAAGTGTGTTATTCAATACATAGTGATCCAACAAAAAGAATTCACATACCAGTGATTACAAATGAAAATTGCTGGTTGATTGTCAACAAAGAAATTATACATCTTCCTGCTGATGGTAGACACTACGAAATTGATACTACACAAAAACATACGGCATTAAATGGATCATGGGAAGATAGAATACACATAGTGGGATGTATATAATGAAAATATTTGCAGTTAGAATAGGCGACAAGTATGGGCCGGAATACGAGACATACTTAGAGAAAAAACTTTCAGACTACGAGATGGTCTGGATACGAGAACCTTACCATTCAGACGTTCAATTACAATGGAACAAGATGTATGCAATGAACACAGGCATTGATGAACCTGTTTGCGTCATAGACATAGATATTTTGCTTATTAATGATTATGAAAAAATCTTTGAATATCCAGTGAAGAAGGGCCAGTTCGTTGCAATGCCGGGATGGTGGAGAGATACTAAAAAGAATGGATATAATATAAATGGGGGATTTTTTAAATACCACCCAAAAGACTGTAGATATATTTTTGATAAATTTATGAGTGACATTCATCACTGGCAACATTATTATATTAAGAATGAAACAACGAAAGGACCAGTGAATGGAGAACAATACTTTGTAGAGGATTCTGTGAAAGAACAGTTAGAATTAATAACATTACCAGATGCTTGGTTTACTCGTTGGGTTATTGATGAAAGCATTAATTATGGCAAGAATATGACTGAATGGCAAATTGGATTAACTAATAAATATAGAAGTATAACCGGCAACGATTATATTTATCTTGGTGGAGAATTTCACGATGACATAAAATTTGTACATTTCAGTCATGCTCTTAATAAACCACATTTATGGGAAGATTATAATCATTATGCTTGATTTCGTAGAACAAATATCATTCGATGAAATACGAATTATTTGGGAGAAACATCTGTGGCCAGATAAAAAAAATGGTGTGGCAAAAGCAAATGAATGGACTTGGAAATGGCATAAACCAGAACTTGAAAAGGACAAACAAATGGCTAAAGAAGTTGAGCCTATATTTGTTTGTATTAAATCTGGATTAGAAATAGTAGCAGTTAATAGTTGTTATTTAAGTGGTAAAGAGGGTTTGTTTAACTATTGGAGATCAAGAGGTTTGTGGGTACACCCAGATTTTAGAGGACATAAATATTCTAGTGTGTTACTGATTTGGTGTTTAGAATACGCAAAAAAACAAGGGGGAACATATATGTGGACTGTTCCTCGTAAAAGTGCTTTTCCTGCATATAAAAGCGTAGGATTCGTAAAATATTCTAGTTGGTTTGATGATGGACAATATGGACCTAATTGCATAGCAGCAGTTTATTTATAAATAATATAAATGGAGTTTCTATAATGGCTGTACCAAATACAAAAGCAACACTAAAATCTTATTGTTTAAGAAATCTAGGTTTTGGTGTTATTGACATAAATGTATCTGATGATCAAATAGATGACAGACTTGATGAAGCTTTACAATACTTTGCTCAATATCACTATGATGGCGTCGAGCGCATGTATCTGAAACATCTTATTACTAGTGCTGATGTAACAAGAGCAAGGTCTGATACTTCAGCGGTTGCTACTGATAAATTGGATAGCGGTGTTACTGCTACATGGAAAGAAGGTAATAACTGGATTCCCGTGCCAGACAGTGTTATGTCTGTTGTTAAAATTTTCCCATTCAATGAAGGCTCTACTTCAAATATGTTTGATATTCGTTATCAACTACGATTGAATGATTTGTATGATTTCTCATCAACTTCAATTATACACTACGAAATGACAATGCGCCATTTAGATTATTTGGAGCATATCTTGGTAGGAGAAACACCTCTACGATTTAATCAACACCAGAATCGTTTATATATTGATATGGATTGGCAGCATGATGTTACTCCAGATGTTGATTATTTAATTATAGAATGCTATCGAAAAATAGACCCAACATCGTATACAGATGTCTTTGATGATATCTACTTAAAGAGATATTCCACTGCCCTTATCAAGAGACAGTGGGGAGCTAACCTTAGTAAGTTTCAAGGGGTGACGATGCTTGGTGGTGTGAGTATGAATGGAGAAACAATATTTCAACAAGCACAAGAGGAAATTGTTAGGTTAGAAGAACAAATTCAAATGGCTTACGAATTACCACTTGATTATATGGTGGGATAATTTATGGCAGTCAATTCAATATTTCATACGAGCAATGTAGCTGCCCTAGCAACAGAGCAAAATTTATATAGAGATTTAGTAATCGAAGCAATTCAGACTTACGGTCACGATGTTCATTATCTTGACCGTACATTGGTTAATGAAGATTCAATCCTTGGAACAGACAGTTTAGCTAAGTTTAACACCCAAGCAAAAATAGAAATGTATATGGAAAATTCAGAGGGTGGTTTTGCTGGGGAAAAAGAATTGATGAATCAATTTGGTTTGCAAAATTTAAGTGAAGCTACATTTGTAGTTGCAAAGACTAGATTTCAAGAATACACAAAACAAATTCAAATCGAAGATAGCACAGACACAACAGGCGGTTCAATTCTTTTAGAAAGTGCATCTGTTGATACATCAGGGGATGCTATCACATTTGAAGGGTCTGACTATTTTGTATTGAGTGAAACGGATGCAACGGATTCTGATAGACCAATAGAGGGGGATTTAATATATCATCCTATTCTTAAAAAATTATTTCAAATAAATTTTGTAGACCATGATGAGCCTTATTTTCAATTGGATAATAATCCTGTATATAAATTAAAATGCAGACTGTTTGATTATTCGCAAGAGGCTTTAGACACAGGTATTGCTGAAGTAGATGCTATTGAAGACGCTTTAAGTATTGACTCTGCAGTGCATCAATTTACTTTAGAACAAGAGACTGCTACTATTAGTGCATTGCTAACAGAAGCCGATGGTAGAATGACATATGAAAATTCAACAGATGAGCTTGTTGCTCTAGAAGATAGTGACATGACAACCTCTGCTGGTAGTATTTTGGGAGAAGATGGAGATTACCTCATACAAGAAACCTACATAGTAGGTGACGGAGCTTCAAGCACAACTAATCTAGACCCATCTGCTCAAAATGAGTTGTTTGAAGTTGCAGACAATAATGTTCTAGATTTTAGTGAAACAAATCCGTTTGGAGATGTTGGTAGGAGTAGTTAATTATGCTAGGTCAATCATTTTATCATGAAACAATAAGAAAAGTCATTGTTGGATTTGGAACAATGTTTAATGATATACAGCTTGTTCGTAAAGATGGTTCTGGAAATATTTCACAGACTATGAAAGTTCCTC